CCATACAAATAAATACTTCTTTGAATTAGAAATCGCAAAGACTTTCTTGAAACAAATCTTCCTTTTTCATCCCTAATTCCTTGCAACCCTTTCTTCACAATCCACTTGTCAAGTGATGCAGTGAACTGTTTCCATGTGCCACTTGCAGAACCACTTCCAAATCTATATGGTGAAAATGGTGCTTTTTGTGAATTTGATTTTCCTTGCATTCCTTGGTCAACAAATTTTGCATAATTGACACCACTGAAATCCAATGTCAGACTTCCATTTGTGTTCTTGGTCACTTTGTATCCAAGTGAATTTGAAAGTTCACCTGAAGTGTTTTTGCCTTGTCTTGACAGTTCACCTTTGGCATCTTTTATCACCTTTTTTGCAAATAGGTTCAAAACCTTTTCTGTTCTTTTCAGTGTGTTCACTTATATACTTTTATTCTTAACATTCTTTTCATTCTTGTATGTGTCAACTTGATGTCAATTTGATGTCAAACTGTTGTCAAGCAATATTTCCAAAACACTGGAAATCAATCAACTGAATGCCATATCACAGGCACTTGCATCATAGTCAACTGAAATCTGAACATCTGCAACCCATCCTGAAACAGATGTGTCAAACCTTTCTGTGAATGGTTGACAATTGATTGTTTCACTGATGACAAATTCACCTTGTGTCATTTGGAACTGTGAACCTGCACCTGCACCATTTCTGAATGCTGCAATGAAGTCTTGAATGTATTGCATTGTGTCTGACAACACATCATCTTCATTTGATTCATCAGGTTCAACCAAATCCATTGCAATCAATTTGAAGTTGTATGTGATTTGATGTGGTGTCATTGATGCCTGTTCTGTGATTAGATGCACCTGTGGAAAAACAACAGTGTTTGCATCCACTTCAAAAATATCACCAACAGTGAATGTTTTCACTTGCAAATGGTTTGCACCTAATTTTCGCCAAATGTCAAGAATCTGATTGTATGTTTGTTGTGCCATTTTATTTCTGTTCTATTGTTTCAATGTCTTTTGTGAATGCCAACCATGTCATACATTCTGTCAACGGTCTTTGAATCACTTCTTCCATTTTTAAAAATTCACCACCTGTCAACTTGTAGATGATGGAATACCATCCCCACTTGTCACCAAATGATTCTTCATCTGTTTTGATTCCCTTTTCTTTTTCTTCTTGTTCAACTTCTTCAAATAATGGATTGAAGTCATTGTGTATTCCTGACCTAAAGTCAAAAAAAAACACAGACAACCAAACACTGTGTCAATGGACATGTTTTCTTTGAACTTGTCAAATCTGTCTTCACACTTTGTAAAGTCATAAGGTTCAACCCTGAATGTCTTTTTGTCCTTGTCAACAATTGGTCTGTACAAAATTGACATCACTTTGTTCAGGTTTGAAAAACCATCTTGCAACAGTGTGTCCAAATCTGTGAATTCACCAAGTGAAATGTCTGAAAGCTTTGAATTGAAACCATATTCAACACCATCCATTTCAACAATCAAATTCAAATGTTCTGATGGTCTTGATTCTGCCAACATCATCAGATGTTTGAACACTTCATCAATTTCATTCTTCTTGAATTTGGAAATCTTTTGAACAGGAATGTCAATCAATGATTGAATCAAATGATAGGTCAATTCCAATTCATTCATCTTTTCCATGTCCTTTGACATCAGGTGCATGTATTGTCCAATTGACACCTGTTTCCAAGATTCAGGAATGATGTACTTCAATTCCTTTTCATTTTCTGTGAATGTGATTGTCTTCATCTTTTGTTTATATATAAAAATTACTATTTCAGTTTATTGCACAAAATACCTTCCAACATTTTGATTGATTTCATAAAACATTCGCATCATCAATGCATCTGCAAAGTCAGGTGACCTGCCAATCAAATCCTTCATCTTTTCCTTTGGAATCACTTGCATCTTGCCATCCTTGTCCATGTCCTTCCTTTTGATGACAGACAGTTCATCAACAATCAATTGTTGAATTCTTGAATCAGGAACATTGACTGAAATTTCACCTGCATTGATAAGGTCTGCAAGTTTAAAGAAACACTGACTTTTGATGTTGTTGAAGTTCTGATTCATCAAAGGTTTTGATCCATTGACAAATGACTTTGTTCCTCTCAATATGTCAGACACACCACCACCAACACCATCAGAATCAATGATGACATGTGAACTTCTGACTGTGTGTTCATTCATCAATTCCTGCACTGACTGTGCAACCTCAACAACAGATGACTGTTCCATGACAATGATTTTCTTGACTGACAAGTCTTTCCACAACATGATGACTGTCTTGTCTGCACCATACCTTGCAACATCACAACTGATGTACATTTCACCACTTGACTTTTCTGTGTATTCAAACATGTATGTGATTGCACTGAATTCAATCAATGAATCTTTTGTTTCATCAAATTCCCAATCACCAAACAACAGTCTTTGTTTTGACACCAAATCCAACTTGTTCAATTGGTCTTTGTAATGCCTTGAAACAAATGGATTGTCATCAACAAGTGTCTGAATGAACTTCCTGTGTTCAGGCAAATTGCCTTCCTTCCAAGGTCTAAAAAAATCACTGTACACCCAATTTTTTGCAGGATTGCATGTCATCAAGATTTTAGGAACAAGATTGAATTCATCCAACTTGTATCTGATACGACTTGCAAGAACCTGAACACCTTTTTGAACTATCATGTTGCATTCATCAACACATGCAAATGTGATTTCCAGTGAACCAAGTGAATCAAAATTTCTGTCTGATGGATACAAAAACAAGTCTTTCAAAATGATTTCAGAACCATTGAAAAATGAAATGATATTTGACTGACCATTGAATGTGTAATGTTCACCACTGACCAATCCCCACTGTCCACAGACATCAAAGAATGTGTTCAATGTTGTCTTCTTCAATGTGTCCAATTTAGACCTTCCTATCAATCCCCTGATGCCTTCAAACTTCAGACACATTGTGATTGCATAGGCACAAAGAATGAATGATTTTCCACCACCTGCACCACCACCAAAAAGAACTTCTGTGGTCTTGTCATCATTCAACAAGTGCCACATGCATTCATTCTGTTGTTTTGTGAACTGTGGTGTCATTCAGGTTTTTCAATTTGGATGTCAATGTTGACATTCTTTCCTTGGTGTTCAATTTCTTGTCTTTCTGTGTACCCTCTTGACTTGCCTTTTGTCTTCAAATAAAAGATTGTTGATGTGGTGTCATTGTCCTTGATGTTTTCCATGAGCTTGGATTCCACAAAGTCAATCAGACCTTCCTGCACATTTGAAATCTTGTCTGCAAAATCTTGGTCATCAGACTTCCAATTGTAGAATGTTTGCCTTGATATTCCAAATGCTTTGCAACTTGCATCAATGTTGCCACCTTTATTTTCAAACACTTCAATGAATGTTGACTTGTCTTGTTTCTTCATCTTTTTACTTTTTTATTTTTTCAAGTGCATTGATGATTTGTTTGCCACCAACACCACCATCTTTTGTTTTCCTAATACCACCCCATCCTTCAAAGTTTCTGATTTTTGTCATGTAGGTGTCACAACAGACTGCCTGTTCACTTACCAATTGACTGTTCTTCAACTTCAAATTGTATTCCTTCAATTCAATGTGATTGTCACACTGTATGCATTTAAAATGTGCCATGTTCCCTTTTTTTATGTGTCCACTTTGTCAAACTGTTGTCTTGTGATTGTCATCAATGTCAATCAATTTCCAAATGTCAAAATCAACTTCTTTGATTTGTTTATACAATGCCCTGACTTCTTTCATGACTTCTTGTTTTTCAGTTTTGGTCACATCTGTTCCTGTGACTGAAATCACAAGACTGTGTGCCTTTTCCATCAATTTGTGTGTCTTCTTTTTCATTTCAATTCTTTCAATAATTCTTCAATGTATTTTGTCAAGCATTCACCACACAACAAATCACAGTGTTTTTCATGCACAATCAATTCACCTTCTTCTTCAGTTTTGAAAGTACATTGACACCAAGAACATTCAAGTTCATCTGTGTCATCAATGATTGAAAATGGATTTTTCATCAATTTCCAGTATTATGTTTTTGTTGTGATGTTGGTGCATCAATCTTCTTTCTTCCTTGTAGTTGTACTCATATCCAAACACCAATTGGAATGAAATGTCTGTGTTGATTATTTCAGGCATATCAAAATACATGTTTTCAAAACTTTCATCATTTTTCTTTTCACAGTCATACTTCACAACTGTCTGAATTTTATTCTGTGTCATAGTATAGTTTTTTGATGCCTTTGAAACATGATTCAAGGCACTTTGCACAATTAGTTCTTGGATTGTAGTTTGAACCAAAGATGTCATTGTGCAGTGCAACCATTTCAATTTTTGCATCAGTATTTTCTGCCCTTCCTTTTTCAATCTTTGGAAACAGATTCTTCAATCTTGCAATTTGGTCTGTTGTCATTTTCACCATCTTCTTTCAGGACATTTTTCTGATTTCCATTTCACTTTTTCTTCAATTGCACATCCACACTTGTCACATTCAAACCATTCATTTTGTGAATGTGGACAATTGAAACACTGCAACCATCTTTCTGTTCTTTGTTCTTCTGATGTCTTTTTCAAGCCATCCAAAACATGTTTCACACATGCAATGGTGAAGTTTTTTGCCTTGGTGATCCAAGATTGTCTTTTTCGTTTATAGGTCATATTTCAATGGTGTTGTTTCTTCTTCCATTCTTTTCTTCAAATACTTCATCACTCTGTTTGTTGTGTCAAAAATTGAT